TTAGCATACTATCACCTCATTATCTTATTACTATCATTATACAAGAAATGGGGAAAAAGGTTATTATGTAAAATGTTAAAAAATAAAAAATGCCGACAAGTCCGTAGGACTTTGTCGACAGTCTGAGAGGGTATTTTAAACCCTCTTTCTACTACTAACCATGGAATTGTTTTATTATTAACTTTTATTGTATCTAGCATTTTAAACTCCTCCAGGATTAAACCTTCTATGTCTTTGTTTTTGTCTATTATAATCATCTATTGCGTCAAAAACTTGTTGTTTATGTGCGTATTTATCAATGACTGGTTCATAATCCTTATCTGCAATTGTGTCACCAGCACTAACCAATCTAGCAAGCAAACCAATTACTTTATCCATTTTCTTCTCTAAGACACTCACTGTATGACCATCATCAGAAAGGTTATTGACACTTTTCAATTGGCTAGGACGTTTGTTTTTACTAATATCCTTATTAGCCAATGCAAGTAATTTAGCTGCATCATCTGCTCGTTTTGGGTCAGTAGGTATTATCCATTCAGGGTACCCTTCTTCGCCTAAATGATATAAGCCATTGTGGACGAGTCCACCTGTCGCATACCCATGTCCACGACCTATTACTGATAATATACTACTTCCATATCTAGCTTTTGCATAACGCATACCAGCAATTAAGTTATCTAGACCATTCATGATATTACCATGTCCTGGTAATTTAAAAGCATTAAATGTACCAGGTTTAACTTGCACAAGCCCCATTGCACGACCGTCCGCTAAACCATCAGTACCACCGATAGCCTTAGCATTTCCACCTGATTCCGTTTGAATCTGTCTCGCCCACGCATTTACGTATGCTTGAGATGTAGGCAAACCGGCTAATTTTAATGCTTGTCGAATATTACCATTCCATTTTCCTGATTTACCGCCGATACCTTTACCATTTTTCTTTAACCAGCTAAGCGGTTCTACAGAGTTACTGTTGGATTCTCCGCCCTGATTGACTTGGAAGTGAAGATGTCGATAATTAGTCATTGAACCCGTGTTACCTGATTTACCAATAAGTTGTCCTGCTTTAACTTGTTCTCCTGTCTTCTTAAGTTGCTTACTAAGATGCATGAACCATAAAAATGTTTTACCTTTTGAAACAGTGATAGCATTACCGCCGCCGTAGTTATCGTACCAACTTCTAACTCGACCAGCCATCGGTGTACGCACAGGCGTACCAACAGGCATGTCATAATCGACACCGTGATGGACTCCGCCATTGAAAGGATAATTAGGATTCGGCGGATATGGCGGAGCAGAATATTTTTGTAGAATTCCATATCCTTCAAACACAGATCCATCTCCTGCTTGAGCCTCAAACCCACCTTTAATCCAATCTAGTGCTCCTTTTTTTATTTTTTTCCATGCAGCACGTGTAATATCTCCAACGATACCCATACCTTTTGTAAGAGAACTAAAGTCAATACCCATCATGGAAAGCACTTTGTTAAGTAATTTTCCTGGTTCGTCCATGTAGTCCATAACATCTCCGATTTTTTCAGAGAGCCATTTTGCACTATTGCCAACAACTTTACCGGCACCTTTCAGTTTATCTCCAACCCAATCTTTAGCGTTGCCAAACCAAGTACCTGTACTAAGTCTAGGAATCGTACCTAAATTAAATCTAGGCGCCATACCTGCACCTTCTGCCTCTTCATAACGTTGTCTCATGCTACCACTTATTACTCTTGAATTTTTTGGCAACCATGTCATTGTATCTTTTGCTGGCGTCATAGCCATTCGTCCATTAGGATACTGTATTAATTCACGACGACCGTCTTTACCTTTTCCGTTACCCGGTCCTCTATCACCCACAATAGCCATAGTGCCATCTTTTAATCGACCATCAGATGTTGTTCTAACGTGGCGATTAATTCTTTGTGTACCAGTTGATAATTTAGGTATTTTAGGCAAGCTCAACTTAGAACCTACCCAGTTTAAGCCCTTGATAAGACCATTCAAACCTTTTTTGATAGCACTTACCATGCCGCCGATATGATCTTTAATTTTACCAATGATATTAGCTAATCCATCACGCATGTTTGTAAAGGTCTTCTTAACAGAACTCCATAACGCACTAGCAATACCAGTTACAGATTTCTTTATTCCTTGCCAGATACCTGTTACTTTTCTCTTAACATTATTAGTTATATCACGAGTACCGTTGTATAAATTATTAAAAGTCTTCTTGACTGATGCCCATAACTGAGAGGCGTATCTAGTTACTGTGTTTTTAATATTTCTCCAAGTATCTGCTAACCATCTGCGTAAGCGACTAAAAATATTACGAACACCTTTGGATAAAGAGTTAAATGTATTACGTACGCCAGTCCATAAGCTTTTAGCATATTTTACAACGGTGTTTTTGATATTCAACCATGTTTTGACGACAAAACTTTTTACAGCAGTAAATATTTTGTTCACTGTATTTTTAACTGCGGTAAAGTAACGTTTAACTCCGTTATAAATAAATTTAACTGCTCCAACGATGGCATTTTTTATACCATTCCATATATGCTTAATGAATTTTGCCACGGCACCAAATATCGTTTTAGTGATACTTAATATCCGTTTGAAAATCGTGCTGATAATAGACCAAATAAACTTCAGTACTGTACTTATTACACTTCTGATATGTTTAAAAGCAGAACTTATAACACCTTTGAATAGTCCGCTGAATATCTTAACTACTTTAAGTATTTTACCGATGAACCAAAGTTGAATAAGGTTCCATATAAGCGTTAATGCACCACTGAATACTTGTTTAACACCATTCCAAACTTGCTTCCATTGGCCAGTAAATAGTCCGCTGAATATCTTAACAATACCTAAAATGATATCCAAAGCTCCATTGATAATATTTTTGATATTATTCCAAGTATCAACGATTAATATCTTGATTAGTGGCCATAAAAAGTTCATTACATTCCATATAATTCCCATTGCTATTTTGATAATTGGAACTATAACATTCATAAATATAGTTTGAACAAGACCGCCTAACTCTTGTAAAATAGGCCATAAAAAGTTCTTAATCTCTATAAAGACAGTTGATATGACACTCCAAATATTGGCTAATGCTTGGATGATAGTATCTCCATTTTCCTTCCAAAAATCAGATAACTTCTTACCTATTTCTTGTATATATGACCAAATACCTTTAAAAGCGTCTATAAATACTTGTCTAATTTGCATTAAAGTAACGGTCACTTTTCTAGCAGTTTCTTTAGGCATAATCTTGGATAATAAATCCACTGTTGGTAATGTTTTACCAGATAATAAACTTCCTAAAGCATTAAATATTTGGTTAGCAACATCCCACATCTTTTTTAGGCCATTCATCACTGGATCTATTACAGAGTGAACTATATTTCTGAATGTTTCAGATTTTTTATAAGCAATTACAAATGCTGTACCGATTGCTACTATTGCTGCAATTGCTAAACCTACTGGACCAAGCATGAATTTAAAAGCTCCACCTACTAAAGTCAAGCCTTTAGCAGCAAACGGCGCTTTGTTTCCTAAGAAATTCATTACTCCACCAGCTTTAGCTATGCCTGTCATCACAGGACCTAAAGTAGTCATAATGCTACCTATTGCAGATGTAAACATCCCTGTAACAAGAATAGCTGGTCCTAATGCTGCAGCAAATAAACCAACACTTACTATTGCAGTCTTAACCCAACCAGGAGAATCTGACAACTTTTGCGCTAAATTACCTAAAGTTTCTGCCGCTCTTTTAATGTGAGGTGCTAACACATCTCCGATACTTATAGCTAAAGATTCTAAAGCGGATTTCATTTGACGGATTGAACCACCAATTCCGCCTTCCATTTCATCCGACATTCGTTTAGCTGCACCTGTTGAATTATCAATAGACTTAGTCAACTTTTTGTAGTCCTCATCTGAAGCATTAATAACAGCCAATGCACCACTCATTGCTTCTTTACCAAAGATAGTTGCAGCTGCGCTTGCTTGTTGGTCTTTTGATAAATTTTTGAACCTATCACGCAACTGATCCATTACATCACGCATAGGAAGCATCTTACCGTTACTATCAGTAATAGATATACCTAACTCTTCCATCTTGTTTTGCATAGCTTTTGTTGGTTTAGCTAAGTTTGTAAACATGGTACGTAATGCTGTACCGGCTTTTTCACCTTTAATCCCAGCATTGGACATTAAACCGATAGCTATAGATGTATCTTCCACAGTATATCCCAATGCGCCTGCAACTGGAGCAGCATATTTGAACGCTTCACCTAAACCACGTACATCGGTATTAGCTTTAGAACTTGTCTGTGCTAATACATCTGCAAATCGTCCACTATCTTTAGCTTTCATACCAAATGCTGTTAACGAGTCAGTAACGATATCACTCACTTGTCCTAAATCTTCCCCAGAGGCAGCAGCTAATTGCATAACACCATCGATACCGCCTAACATATCTTTGGTATCCCAGCCGGCTAAGGCCATATAGTTAAGAGCTTCTGCTGATTCAGATGCACTAAATTTAGTTTTAGCTCCCATTTCAAGGGCTTTATCTCTTAATTGTTGGAATTCTGAACCAGTAGCACCAGATGTAGCCTTCACTTTTCGCATTGAATCATCAAAATCAATACTCTTTTTAGCAGCAGCACCAAAACCTGCAACAATAGGAGCAGTAACATACATAGACATGCTACGTCCTACAGATTGCATTTTTTGACCTATTTCTTGGAATTTAGGTCCTATTTCAGAGAACTTACTACCTATCTTTCCCATAGTAGTATTCATAGCTTGTTGTTGTCGTTCAAGAGCTCTCAATTTTTCAGTTGCTTCTTTCAGTTCTCTTTCATACTTATTTAATTCGGCGTATGCTTCATTATACTTTGCAGCTGCTGCTTGAGTTTTCGCGCTATTTTCCCCAGTTTCTTTAGATAATTTGTCATATTCTTGTTTTAACTCTTTTACTTTTTGAGCTTGTACACGCTGTTTTTTAGTTAACCCCTCTACTTTAACTTTAGATTTTTCAAGAGATTGATCATAAAGACCAAATTTTGATAAATTAGCACTCATTTCACGAGATACCATGCGCATTTGTCGATTTAATCCGGCCATTCCTTTATTAAAACCTGAGCCATCTAAATCAACTCTTATGACCATATTACCTATTGGGTTCCCCATACACTAACCTCCTTTCTTTAAAAAATATCTGCAAAGCTTTTTGCTTTTTTCTTGCTTTCCACTTTGCTGCTTACAATTTCTAAAAAGAAATGAATAGGCATATTTGCTACTTTTTCAGCATCCATACCATCTTCAATCAACTTTTTTGCAAGCTTCATATAGTTGTTATATCTGCCTTCAGGAGTTAAATCTTCAGGGTTTATTTCTTCTTCTCTGTCACGAACTTTTTTGTATCGTCTAAATCTCCTGAAATAAGTGTTTCTAAAACAGTAACTAAAGTACTAAGACCTTCAGCGCCTGCTGGAATACCTTTTTGCAACTCCTCTGATGTGAATTGGTTATCAAATCCTTCTGCTACAAATGCTGTAACTTCATCTAAAACTTCAAATTGTTCTGAAACCAATTCTTGATACTCTTCAACTTTAGCTTGATATTCTTTTTGTTCTGTTTCACTCAACTTTTCAAATTCCTCTTGTGTTAAATCTTCAAAATCCGGTTGTTTAAATGTTTTTGTTAGTTTTGTAGATAACTTTGAACCTTGAATTGTGTCAAAAAGTGACATCATCGGCTTTGCTAAGTATTTTTTAGTCTGTGGTTTACCTGTTTTTGTATATCCTGTAATAAGTTCAATTGATGCTCTTGTCATAATTATATTCCTTCTTTCTGATTTTAAATTTTTCATTAAAAAAAGAGGGGAATTCCCCTCTCAGACTGTCGACAAAGTCCTACGGACTTGTCGGCATTTTTTATTTTTTAACATTTTACATAATAACCTTTTTCCCCATTTCTTGTATAATGATAGTAATAAGATAATGAGGTGATAGTATGCTAAA